ATAAGTGTGAGAAAAACAAGGCTTATATAGAGAGTTCCAAAGGTTTACTCAAGTGGTATTGTTTCCAATACATGTTCTCTAATTTAATTAGTGAGGAAATTCTATCATGTATTCCTTTGTTCCGGCTTATACTATTAAGAAAGCTGTTATCAGCAACCAACCTTTAATCTTAAATGAAGATTATTCATTTTAAAATTTTAAGAAGATTACTGGTTTGGGCGTTTCCTAATATTAATCAATTAATTAAAAACCATTTTCGTCCCTTTCAATCATGATTATTTAAATCATTGAAAAATTGGGGTATAATCTATCTCATCAAGTATTATAAACAAATGAGACTCCATTGTACTAGGTACATATGTGGTCATCCTTTGTTAAGTAATGACATGAGAATAGGTTTAACGAAAGATGGCTGACCTAAAAGACTACTTTTCTTAAAAGCTCTAGTCGACGAGGGAGGTATCCAGGGAATTAAGTTTGTTCTCACAATACTTAATTTCTCTAGATCCTGGGAACTAACTCTTTCTGAATGAGAAAGAGTAGACCCTAAATTTTCAAATATTACAGAACCTCAAAAGAGAAATTTTGTAATAAGAGATAAATACCTCTATGACTTTGTTAAGAGTTTTAAGTTAAAGTCTCCAGCTCCCAAATTCGATTTTAAAGATATTAAAATGTCTTTAAAAGCAGGTCCGCAAGGGCCAGCTTCTAAGACCGCTATGATGAATCTCATGGTTTTTAATGAGATTCAAAAACAGCAATTAAGATCTTTAACTGACGAAATGGGTATAGAGTTCCTTGATCAATCATTAAAGCATTGTATATCTATAAATGATATACCAAATTATCCTATTTTAGGAAAATTTAGTTTTGTTAAAGATCCTGAAGCTAAATTGAGAGTAATTGCCATTTCTGACTTTTACACTCAACTTATATTGAAACCTATCCATAATCAAATTTTAAGATTATTGAAAAGTATCAATTGCGACAGAACCTTTACACAAAATCCAATGCATAAATGAAAGAATAATGGGGAAAGTTTTTATAGTCTTGATTTATCAGCCGCAACAGACAGATTTCCTATCGACCTTCAGGGGCGATTATTATCATTTATATATAATGATAAAATTGCTTCTAATTGACGACAGATTTTATCTGAAAGGGAATTTGCTGTAGAATTACCTTCCAAGTGTCATCCCAGCTTACAAGATAAGCATTGATCTGATATTTCAGTCGATACTTATAAGTATGCTTGTGGACAACCTATGGGAACATATTCATCTTGAGCGGTATTCACCTTAAC